GCCAAGATTGGAAATCCCGTAATTCTTTCCGCAAAGAAGGATATCGTTTAATTGGAATGAATTTAGGTCTTGAGAAAACCAAAGATGAAAAAGGAAATGATGTAAACGATAAACAAAACCTTGTTCCTTTTGATGCTTGCGAATACATCAATGAGCATTTGAAAGATGGAATGTCTGTGTTTGTTCGTGGAAAGTTAGAACACTCTAGTTTCAAAAATAATAGCGGTGAATTACAACGAAGTGTAAAACTTATTCCCAATCAGATTTCTTTATGCAAAAATGTAAATTTTGAAGAAGAAGACTTTGATCCTCAATCAGACTTCACTCAAACATTCGTTTTCATGGATATGGAAATGGTAAAAAATGGAGAAGAGGTTCTTGGGGCAAGTGTTCATGGAAGTATTGTAAATTATAACTCTGTTGAACAAGCTGAATTTTTTGTTCGAGATTCTGCATTAGGTAAAAATTTCAGAACGCTAAAACCACATACCTTTATCAAAGTGTGGGGAAACATTGAAACTGAACGTAACACAGAAGAAGTGGCATCGGAAGATGTTTGGGGTTCAGCCAATAGCATGGAAGCTGTTCGTTCCCCATATAAAAAATTATTTGTGCTTACAGGTGCAGATCCAAAATCCATTGATCGTGAAAATTATAGTGAATCTAAGATGGATAAAGCACTTCAAGCAATGAAGAAAGCACAATCAGAAAAAGCAGAATTTACATCACAGACCACTACTAATGCTTCTAGTCAAACTGAATGGGGAGATAATTCTCCAATCGAAGATGAAGAAGAAACTGGTTGGTAAAAAACTAAATAATTATACAATAGGTGGAATTGAAATATATTCCACCTAAAATAAAAATAGGAGAATTTATGAAATATCTTAAAACCGTAAAGATGAGTGCAGTTGATGAACTTAGTAATGTAACAGTAAAATTTGATAGAAAAAATTTGCCAGATGATGAAATTGGTGATATTCAAATGATGACCGAAAATTTTATTGAATTATTACGAAAGTTACACTATAGTTCTACCGATGTTCGCAACGCTGTTCGTGAAGTTTTAGAAAACTATGATTTTGAAGATTAAGGAGTAATAAATGAAATATACTTTAAATCAACCAAAGGTTTCACTAGAAAGTTTTCGTCATTATTTACGTGGAACGAAAAAGGTCGGTAAAGCGCAACCATTATACTCAAAAATTCAGACTCCTTATGGCGAAAAAACAATGGGAGAAATGAATGTTGGAGATGAGGTTTTTACTATTGATGGAAGTGTAACAAAAATTACTGATGTTTTTCCCCAGGGTGTTAAGGATATTTATGAAGTTACTTTTTCCGATGGAAGTAAAACAAGATGTTCAGAAGATCATTTGTGGTCTGTTAGAACTAATAAAATGAAATTTCTCGGAAAAGGATTTAATCGAGTAATGACTTTAGGTGAAATAAAAAAAGATTATTTTTCTGTAATGAAAGATAAGTATCGACATCCCAAATTTGAAATTCCTATTGCAAGTGCCGTAGAATTTGAAAAAAGAGAAGTTCCATTAGATCCTTATTTATTGGGGTTGTTGTTAGGAGATGGATATATTTGCGGAAACGTTGTTGGATTTTCTAATACCGAAGGAGACGTTTTAGAGAAAATTGAAAAAATATCTTTTGAAAAATATGGATGTAGTTTTGTTAAAAATTCAGAGTATAATTGTACTCACAACATTAAAAAACCAGATGGAGAATATAGAAATCCAATTCGAACAAAATTATTAGAATTAGGGTTGCTAGGATTAAAATCTAGAGATAAATTTATTCCAAAAAAATATTTATACAATGATTATCATACAAGACTCTCTATCCTACAAGGATTAATGGACACAGATGGACATATTAGTCAAGAGGGACAAGTTAATTTTTCTTCAACTTCTTTACAATTAATTGAAAATGTAAAGTGGTTAGTTCATTCTTTGGGGGGTCTTGCCACAATTCATGAAGATATTAGAATTGGAAAAGAATCTTATTATTTAATTATTAGAGCAAACGGATTTGTACCTGTTACATCAGAAAAACATTCTCCAAAATTTGAAAAGCATAATCCAAATTTAACTAGATTTATTTCCAATATTGAATATGTTGGTAAGGAAGAATGTCAATGTATTAAAGTTGAAGATGATTCAGAATTATATTTAACAGATGAGTTTATTGTTACCCATAATAGCACATTGTTTCGAGACTTAATCGTTGAGTATTACGGTGATCCAAAGTACGGATTAATGATTGCTCCAGGTAATGAAACAGGATTCAAAGCACTTGACAACCTTTATGCAATGGAAGCTCCAACATGGGAAGATTTTTGTGACATTGTAGATGACCTAGTGTTGAATAAAGATAAGAATGAATTTAAAATTGTTGCCATTGATACCGTAGATGAATTGATTTCTATTGCAGAAGAAAAGGTATTAAAGATTCATTATCAGCGTAAAGGTGAAAGAGCAACTTCTATTAACGGTGCTTTAGGTGGTTACGGAGCAGGAAAGAAGATGCTTCGAAAACTCATTAATGATAAAATTAAAGAATTAGAGAGTGCGGGTTACACTTGGTTTTTCGTTGGTCATACGAAAGTTCGTGACATTAAAGAAAAAGGGCAAGAAGAATCTTATCAGCAATTAACATCTAATCTTGAATTTGACTACGATTCATTGTTTACTGATAAAGCAGATATTATTGCTTCTTGTTACATAGAAAGAAACGTCAAAGATAATTCATTACAGGGAACAACACGTTATATCTATTTTAGACCAGATGGATTTGTTGATGCTGGTTCACGATTCAAAGATATGCCAGAACGTGTTCCTATGACTGCTCGTGATTATATCAATGCTTTTGAACAAGGAGCTAGAGGAACTTACTCTAAACCGCTAAGTGAAAAAGAATTGAAAAATCATAAAAAGGCAGAGACCGAAGAAAAACAAAAGAAATCTCAAGAATTTATCAATTCCAAGAAATCAACTCTTGAAGGATTAGAAACCGTAGAAGATTATCGAAAAAGAATTCAAGAAGTCAAGGATGCATTAGATTCAGAAACAGCACGCGAAAAAGGTGAACAATTAAAAGAAGCAGGATTGCCTTTAAAATTTAAGGATATTGAAGATCTTGAACAATTGAAAGTATTCTTAAAAATAGTGTCTTCAGAGAGTTAATTTCAAGAATATATAAAATGTTCATTTTATTGGTTTTTATTGGTTGTTAGAGATGGTTTTTAGGCATTCTAAGGCGTTTAAAAGTAGTTTATTGATTAGATAGCATTATAGGTATATTATTGGTAGAATTCAATAAAATAGGGAAGAAAAATAAAATTCTTCCCTATTTTAAAACTATAAATTAATTCGGGAGGTAACATGATTATAACCACTCGAAAATGTGGACTGTGTAAAGAAGAGATAATATTAGAAAAAGAGAATAAAGCAATTCTTATAAATAAAAAATATTATCATTATGATTGTTTTATAGAAAAAGAAATAAATAAAAAACGCAATACTTTAACTAAAGAAGAAATAGAAAATTTAGCTGATCAAATATCCGAAAAGAATAAAGAATTTATAAATGAATTAATTAATAAGAATCATTTATATTTGTGGTTACAAAAAAAATACGAACTAACAATAATTCCAACCTATATATATCAAAAACTTGCTGAGATACATAATGGAACTTGGAAAGATTTAACTATAAAAATTCCTCCAGAAGATATTCTGGATATGTTTAAAAGACAATGGCACAATTTAGAACAAATAAATATTGGCAATATTAATAAGGGAAAAAAATTAAGTCCAGAAAGTAGATTAAATTACGATATAAGTGTTATAATAAATAAATCAAGTAGCTACTATGATTGGAGGAGAAAACAGGAAGAACAAAAAATTGAAATGATGCAATCCATAGAATCTTCACAAGCAACTAATAATTTTAGAAGTTCTATGGAAAAAGAAAATATTGCAAACAACGAAAAAGATTTATCTCAATACTTAGAGGAGATTTAAAAATTGATTGAACAAAAAGACCTAGAAAACATTCCAAATGAAATAGCATTGGTAGGAGCGTTTTATAAAAATCCAGAATTATATATTTCATATGGATCATCAATTAAATCGAAATATGATTTTGCAGGAGAAGTTTCAAAATTTTTTTATGATTGTTTTGAAATAATATATCAAACAATATCTCAGAAAATAAATGATACAAAAGTAAATTCATTTATGATGATGGACGAAGAAAGATTAAAATTATACAAAAAATATGGTGGATATAAAACCATAGATGATTGGATGAGTTTATCAGATTCAGAAGATTTTGATAATTACTTTGCTATATTAAAAAAATATTCTTTGATTAGAGAATTTTATAGAAGTGGATACAACGTTGAAAAACTTCTCACTCATAAGAAATTTGATATATGGAGCGCACAAGACATTTTCAAAATGTTGAGATCTAAAGTTGATAAGATTCATACGGTCATTCTCTCTAATCAAGAAAGTGTTATTCTAAATGAAAATGCAGAAAAAGATATTAAATCTTATGTCATCAAACCACAAGCAGGACTTTCTTATCCCTGGATTGTAATTGATGAAATGTTTAAGGGAATGAGATTGGGAAAGGCTGTATTAACTGGGTTTCTTAGCAATGAAGGTAAAACAAGAAATCTTGTTATGCTTATGAGTTATATAGCATTGGTGAAAAATAAACCTGTTTTAATTATGTCAAATGAAATGGATGAAGAAGATTTAAAGTCTTGTCTAATTACAACGGTTGTTAATAATGAATGTTTCCAGGAACTACATGGCATCAAAATGAAAAAAATGGAAGGGGAAATCGTTCTAGGAAAATATAGAGATAAAAACGGAGTATTCATTCAAAGAGAAAAAAATGATGATGATGTTTATGCAGAAAGTGAAGAAGATTTTCTAAATAGATTAGAAAGAGATTCTGAAGAATACAGGAATATAATAAAAATTGGTCAATGGATTGATGGAAGAAAAGAAAAACTTATATTTTTTAAAAACGTAGGAACTGATTATTCTGATCAAACATTAGAATTTGAAATCAGAAAGCATAAACTGTTATATAGTGTTGATTATGTTGCCTACGATACCATGAAGGGTTATCGAACAGATGACTGGATGACTGTGAAGCAATCATTTACTAAATTGAAAGAATTGATGAGTGAATTAAATATTTGGGGATGGTTTGTTTTTCAATTAGCCGATCAAGCAGTTCATATGGATATTTTTGATATGAGTAGTAATGAAATTGCTAATGCGAAACAGATTAAACATCCTGTGGATCATATGATGTTAGGAAAGAGAATCTACAATTCAGAATATCATAAATATAAATACATTCCAAATGGTCAATGGGGAGAACCAAAACCAATTGCATTAGATCTTTCTAAGAAATATTTAAGTATAAAAATTGAAAAAAATAGATCTGGTAACAAAGCAAATTATCCATTATTTGAATATGATTTAGATTATAATACTTGGGACAATGTTGGAAGTTTAATTAGAGCATAATATGGATGTCAAGGAATTAAAAAAATATATTGTAGAAAATGATAGAGTAGAATATATTTTAGAAAATTTAAATTGTCAAAAAATAAAGTTTCATAATTCCGGTTATTGGACTTGTGGAAATCCACCTCCATCTGATAATCCAAATGCTGTTACAATATATAAAGATAATTTAAAAGTAATCAATTATACAAAAGACATGCCTGAACCATCTGACATTTTTACATTAATTGAATACTATAATAATATTAATTTTTTTAAATCCTTAAAATGGATTTGTGACTTGTTAGAAGTGGATTTTTATAAAGATTCTAATGAAGAACTTCCCAAAGAGTTATTGATCACAAAGCAATTAATGAACATGAAAACTGGATCACAAAGAACCGATGAAGATGATACTCCAATAAAACCTCTTTCTGAAGATATAAAAAAATAT